GAATTGGAACACTTCCCAGCGGTCCGAACTGCCGTCACCAACCGCGGCAAGGTTTGCACCGTTTAGCAGCGCATCCATCGGGACGCTCTGCAACGTTCCGCTTGTGAGCTTGACCTCAAGCACCTCACCGCGATCCACAAGACCCGGACGCGCAGCAGCCATGGCATTTTGGGTCACACCGATGGTTGAACGGACTGGCAGCACGCTGTTCAGGCGGTAGTCGCTGTCCGTGCCAGAATGGTAAAGCGCCACGCTGCCCGGTCAGGGTTCTGCGGTTGCTGCGATATGTGGTGCATGCGGCACTTCGTCCCCACGCAGAAGTGGCAGGTCAAGAAACAGCGGCACCACCGGCGTCGGCGAAACGAAAGGCCGCAGCAGAACCAGTTCATCGTCCATCTCAGCGGGATCGTAAACTTCAGGCTCAATGCGCACCGCTTCGATGATCTGAAGGTCTGCCTGCTCCACCCGGTCGATCCGGTAAAGCCCCGGACCCTCATCGCCGTCACCCGGCAGGCCAATGACATCGCCTGCCCCCAACCCCATCCGCGACGGCGGGAGCGCGAACCGCACTGTCTCGCGCGAGACCCGCGCTTCCGTAAGCCAGCGTTCTGCGATCTGGCGGCCCTCTGCACGCGTCAGCGCCATGTTCAGCTCGGATGACGCAACCGCGTGGGTGGCCTCGTCAGCCAGAACCGCTTCCTCGGAAATGGAGTCAAAATTGCCATCCGCCTGCACAAACCGCAAACGCACGCGGCCCGAAACCTCTGCCTCTGCCTCGCGCACCTGCTCTGTAATCCCCTCCAGATCGGGGCTCACAGCGAAGGTTTCGGGATCGAGCATCTTCGCATCCAACCCGTCCCGCATTTGGAAGTGTAACGCGCCATCGCGCTCAATTGCATCAAACCCATGGCGGATCATAAGCGGCTGCAACGATGCCCGCGCGTCCGTGACGCGGTCCACGGCATAGCCACGCACATGACCATACAGCCCGGACGTATCATAATGCTCAAGCCCCGCCCGCCTGCAAATCTCGCCAACAACCGATGCCAGCGATCGCGCCGAAGTGCGGCCATTAATCCAGTGCCCGCGCGCATAGCTGGTGCCATCGCTCCAGAGTTCGCGATTATTTGGAAAGAACGGATAGGGCCTTACGTCCCACGCCCAGACAAAGGATCGCGCCATGTTCAGCATGGCCCCCCCATACTCCGAAGACATCGGATTGTGTGCGGGATCGGACCAATATTCGGACATCGCGCGCAAGTATTGCATCTGCATCAGTTCGTCCCGCGCTCCCGTGGAATGATGCGGCAGGCTGCTCTCCGAACTTTTGAGGTCCACAAACTTGTTGGGTTGGTTGGCACCCTTGTCCACGGCGGCGCAGCCATATTCGGTGAACCAGATTGGCTTGGACATTGCAATCCAGTCGGTCGGTATCTCCTGCCGCACGCCACCGATCCGCTCATGATGGGCATTCGACCACCAATTGCGCAGATCCTTGTAGCGAAAGATCCATGGCTCATCATGGGCACCATCCGTAATTTCGGTGCGAATTTGTGCGGCGCGGGCCTCCGGCGAATGATAGTACCAGTCGAACCCCTCGCCGCCCTCAATGTTTGCCTTCAAGTAGCCCACATTGTAGATCGAATCCCATTCCTGGACGTCCAGATGGCCGTCATCCGCGCGCCAATCCGCGAGCGGCATGTAGTTATCAATTCCGATAAAATCTATGTTTTCGTCGGCCCACAGCGGATCGAGGTGAAAAAAGCGGTCCCCGCTCCCGTCCTCGGGCTGATAGCCAAAATACTCTGACCAATCCGCCGCATAGCTGATCTTAACCTGCGGGCCTAGCAAAACGCGCACCTCTGCCGCCAGCGCGCGCAATCGTGACACCGCCACGAAGGCACCGCCTTGCCCCCGGATCTGCGTCAAACCACGCATCTCTGATCCAATGCAAAAAGCATCGACGCCACCCGCTGCGGCGCATAGCGCGGCATAGTGCAGGATAAAGCGAGAAAACGACCACTCCTGCGGGCCGGTATAGTTAACCGCGCCACCGCCGACCGCAAAGTCAGCCGCAGCGGCTGTGCCGAAAAATGCAGCAACCTCAGCTTCAGCCGCACCCGTGCCATCCGGAGTGCCCGGTCGTCCCGGCGCCACCGAGAGCGTAATCCGCCCGCGCCAAGGCAGATGCGCTTGGGCGTCGTTGTCGCTATATGGGTCGGGCAAGGTATTGCCTGCCAGTTGTTCCATCAAGATGAACGGATACAGCATGACAGCTTTGCCCGAGGCATTCATCGCCTCGATTGCCTCAATCACAGATGCATCAGTTGGCGTGCCACCATAGACAGGGCGGCCATCGATCTTCGCAATTTCCGCTGCCGTGCCCCGTGTGAGCCCCGAAACACGCCACGGCATGTTCTCCCCTTCAATTGCCGCATCCTCAACTTTCGGCTGAATGCTGCAATTGCCACACCGCAGGTCATCCCCAAACCACGATACCACCAAAGATGCCGCTTGCAGGTTGGGCAATTCCTCGTTCAGGCAATCCACAGACAGCGCAAAATCCGATTTTCCGGCAGGCGTCGACGTGTTCGCGCTCCATCGCGCACCTACGCCTTTGACGTAATTCACCGGCGTCGTGGCAAGGCTGTATTCCCCTGTTCCTGGGATCAACGCCACACCCTTGATACCGAAACTCATCGTATCCGCCGACCCCGGCGCGGCGCGCTGTTCAGGCCTGATGACCTCAAACGAAAACTGCGGCACCCGGTTGCCGAATTGTTCCAGCGGCAGATCCTCCATCACCACGTATGCTGTCCCGCGATAGCCCGGCACCCGGTCCGCACCTTCGATTGCGGAGATGGTCGGATCCGGTTGCTGGTCCACCGTTCCGGTATACACGCGCAGGTTCAAATCATCCGCAGCGACTTCCTCTCCGTCGGCCCAGATGCGTCCCACACGGGTGATTTCACCTTCGCAAAGCGCAATCGCCAGACTGACGGAATAGCTATAGGACGTCGTTTTCGGTTTTGGAGGCCCACCCTTGCCTCCGCCGGAAACGCTGACGACCTCACGAAAGTCAGAAGCCCAGATCACCTGCCCACCGACCCTCATGCGACCAAAGACCTGGGCAACCGGATCGCCTTCCCCAGCGTTGGTCAGCCGGAACCGATCCACCTTGCCGGTCTCGACTGCCTGGCCGCCCTGGCCAAGCAGCCGCTGGTCCACGACCCGGCCCAAGGTTGCGCCCACTGCACGGCCAACGGCCACGGATGACAAGCCTGCCACTGTTCCACCGAAAGAGCCACCGACCGCGGCACCTGCTGCTGAAAGAAGTATCGTCGCCATCAGGGTGTCTCCTCAGGAAATGCAAATCGTGCCACAATGCGGCGCCGCCAGGGCGCGCTCAGCGGACTTTCAACCACGCCATGCCCGCTGTAAGCATGGATAAAACTGGCATCAGCGCCAATGCGCCCTGCGATGCCAAGATGTTTCGCAACGGCACCGCTGCGCATCCGAAAAAGCAAAACGTCACCGGGCGCTTCATCCGTCAATCGCTTGGGAACCAGATGCCGCGCCGCCGTTGCCCACAGGCGTTCCTCGCCCTGTGGCTCAGACCAGTCCATCGTATAGGTCGGTACGGACTCGGGTTCGCGGCCGCGCTGTTCACCCCAGATCCCTCGCACCAGTCCCAGACAATCGCATCCTGCACCGCGCGCCGCATTTTGGTGGACATACGGCGTGCCGATCCAAGCGCGCGCTGCCGTGACGATATCTGAAGCGGCGTGGATCATCGCAAGCTGCCCCCGGTATTTGCATGGCTGGATCGCGGCACCGCCATCACCCAATCCTCGCCTGGCAAGTCCGGAAAGCCCTGAAAGTTCACAAGGTTGTTGAACTTCAGGCGACAGGTTTTCATCCGCTTGTCGCATCCCGCCACCAATCTGACAGTCGTGCCAGCAGTGACCGCGCCGCGGATCGGTTCCCAAAGTTCCACGATCCTGCTATTTTGCACGATCCGATCATGTTTGATCATTCCCCAAAGCCCTGCAGCCGGACCGTCCAGAACCTCAAGCCGACCGCGCACAAACCAGCCATCCTCAAATCCGGCAAAGCTCTCCCATTTGAACTCCCGCCGCTCAGTCTGGTTTTGCACCGCGAGCGTTTCAGCATATCCGGCGAGGTTAAGATCGAATCCGCAGTTGCCGTCCCCCAGAACGGCTGTGCAGGGCTTTTGAAATACCCGGCCCAAGGGACGGTTCAGCGCCTCGGTCAAACCGCGCAACTCGGCCTGAAACGCGCCGTCAACACGCCGCAGTTCGCCAATCGTGCCCCGAAATTGCATCCACCTTTGATCGGGCGCCGACCAGTTGACCAACCAGCTGACCACCTCGGCACCGTCAAAGCGGCCCTGCTCTATCTCATCCTCGCGGATCGATGCATCGCTCAGCGCGCCGATGGCCTCGGTGTTGTTCACCGACAGGCCCGTGCTTTGCGAAATGGCCTTGGCGTTCAAGCCAGAGTTGGCGCGGAATGTGACATCACCCAAGTTCAAGTCAACATCGTGGTCTGTGAATGCAAATCGCGTTCCGTCAGTCCGCGTGATCCTCCAGGCGTGGCATAACGTTGTCAGCCCCGTCGCAATATGCGCTTCCAGCGCCTCTCCCAGCCCCGCCATCAGACCCGCACCTCAATCACGGGGACATCGGGCACTTGTCCCGCCTGAAAGCTGGCAACCGATGTCAGGATGCGGTCCGTATCAAAACGCACGGGCACGTCAAACTCATAGCCTGCGAAAATCTCCATGCCCGGATCTGGTGGACTGGAAAAGCTGATGATGCCGGTGGCCGGATCAACTTCATATTCGATCCCTTCGCGCAACTCATCTTGTTCGACGCCCACCCGCACCGTCCCCGCAGCAGGTTTCGTGATGGGGCGCCGGTACTCATGACCGCCCGAGCGGTAGATTTTCACGATCTGGTAATCGCTGCGCACCCCGTCGCCATATCCGATGCTCTGATCGTCGAACACAGTTTCCGCCGAGGACTTGCAAGATTTGTAATCTGCCCAATCCTTCCAGCGAAATGCAAAAAGCTGGCCAAAGCGCGCCTCGAAAAATGCAATGAGAACCTGAATATCATCGATGGACCGCATCCCCATACCGGCATCATACACCCGGCGGGAATGTGCCCAGGGGCTGTTGCGCTCTTCGAAACCATTGGCCAGTGTGACGACATCGGTGCGGCGCTGCGGCCCGCCAAGCGAGCCGAAGCTGAGGCTGGGGGGAAATCTGACGTCATGAAATTCCATGATGCTGCTCCTGAATTAGCGATTACGATTGCCACTGCTCAATGCGCGGCTCATCTGTGCGGCGATTTGGGACTGGCTGCGCTGAAACCCCTGCACATCCGGCGTCGTGATATTCATCACAACGGCCGTCCCGGCACCCCCGCCACCGCGCACGCCCAGCTTGCCGTCTGCGCCGCGTGCAAGCGGCATGATCGCCTCTGGTCCGGCTTCGCCCATCAATCCGGTGCCCCCGCGCATCGGAAATGCAGTGGCCGAACTGACAACACCCCCTTGCGCAAACGGCATCACCTTTCCCTGGGAAAAGGGGGCGCCATTGGCGAAGGGCAATATCCCCTGCACCAACGATCCAACACCTTGGCTGATCAGTCCGCCGAAATGGTTGGTCACCGGCCGCATCGCAGCATTATAGGTTGTGTTGGCCAGCGACTGCGCCACCGATTTCAGCGCGTCCGACAGCTTCAGTCCATCAAACACGACGCTATCGAACGCACTTCGCAAACCCCGGCTCAGCCCCCGTTCCAAGTTTGCCACATCCTTGCCAGTCGCTGCCAATGACGTGCGCATCCGGCGCAACTCGCTGTCGAACCCCGACACCAGCGTCTCTGTTGTCGCCAAGGTGGCGTTCAACCCATCTGCCGTGCTCTCAAAATTCTCGATGTCTTCGAAATCCGCCATTATCCGTCTCCTTCAACACGGTCCGGATACGCCGCCATCAGCGCCGCCAGACCCTCACTCAACAGCGGGGCTTCTGTATCGGAACCGCCCAGCATCAGCTGCAATTCAGCGGGCGTGAGCCGCCAGAACTCTTCTGGTCGCAATCCCAGCCCCTTCAGCCCCGCCCGCATCAGCGCTGCCCAGTCCAGACCGCAGGTCGCGGTCATGTCGGCACCACAAACGCACGCGCCAACAATTCTGCGGCCGCGCGTGCTGCCGCCATCGGCCCGCCCTCGATCTGTGCAACATGCAATGCTTCCTGCGACATCTCCGAGCCACCTCCGCGCAGTCCAGCGCCAAGCAATGCCAGAACATCACGGCTCGAAAACCGGTTGCCCTCAAACCGCTCGACCAGCGCGATCAGCGACGGCTCCGCCAGCGTTTCCTCCAGTTCGGCCAGCGCCCCCAACGTCAGCCGGGCGGTGCGGCGCTGCCCGTTGATGACCAGCACCACATCCCCTCTCCACCGATTTGCCATGTTCAGACCACCACATCCGGAGTGAATGCCAGCGCCCCCGCCGATTGCAGGCTCAGCTCATAGGTGGCCTCGCCATTCAGCGATCCTGCATATTCGATCGCCGCCACCTGAAACGGTCCTTCGACAATGCCGAAATCCGGAATGATGATCTGAAAATCAGGTGTCAGCCCATCAAAGAAAAGCTGCCGCGCACGCTCGTCGGTGCCTTCGTCGCGGAAAACACCCGATCCGCTGATCGATGCAGACCGCACCCCGGCCCCCACCAAAAGCTCACGCCAACCGCCTGCACTGTCGAGCGACGTTACATCCACCGTCTCCGCGTTAAAACTGACCCGTGTTGCGCGCAGCCCGGCGATGGTCTCGAACTGGCCATCGCTTGTCATATCCACTTTGACCAAAAGGTCCTTGCCTGCTTGTACAGCCATTTGTCGTCTCCTGAAGTTAAGCTTGGTTGCCGGAAAAGATCAGTCGTCCTCGACCCGCGCAAAAAAGCGCAAATCGATCTGGCGCGCGCTGGCCGCGTCAATGCGCCGTGCGCGCGCACGTTCAAACCGCAAGCTCACCAACCGCCCGCGGCTCATCGCTAAATCGGCATCATGCAAGACGTCGCTCACTGCCCCCGCCGCCGCCTTCGCGCCGGAAAACCCAGGTACAGTCGTGATCACCGACACCGTGAACCGATGCTGCGCACCCGCGCCGGACTGATCGGACGCATCCTTCACATCCTCGCCTCCCAACTGCACATAAAGCGACGGTAAGACACCACTGGGCACCGCATCATAAATTGCACTGCCAACCAGCGCGCCCAAAGCGGCGTCAGCGATCAGCGCATCAAAGACTGCGGCCTGAAGCGGGCCTGAAATCGCGAAGCTCATACCACTTCCTCCTCTTGCACAAAGCAGCTCAGATAGCGCCCTTCGGGGTCACGCTCGGCCACCGCTTCAATGGTGAAGATGCGCGTACCGTCGCGGAATCGCTGCTGCGGTCGGGGGCGATCGGGTGCACCATATGGTGCGCCGCGCACCACGATCTTATAGCCGGTCCGGCTGATCGCGGTGCCCCCTGTTCGCGTCTCGCGCCCCGTGCGGGCTGTGACTTCAGCCCAAAGCATTCCCAGCTGAGTCCAGTTATCTAAAAATCCCCCGGCGCCGTCCGCAACCCGGTCAGGTGCCTCCAGCGCCAGCGCGCGATTCAGATGCGGCGCGTTCATCGCACACCCCCCGCGCGCAGCCGCAGTCCCTTGTAGCGCTCAATCAGGCTACTCACGCCGAACGGCATGCAGCCATCGCTCAAGGCCGTGTCGTGGCGATACTCATAAAAATGTGCGGCCAGCATCAACACTGCCTGCTGCAAATCTACCGGCAGCCCGTCCCAGTTCGCAGCAATGCCCGCCTCGAACTCGATCAGCACCGCACCCGCACTCGGGACTTGCGGCAACGATGGGCCAGCGGACCGCAAACGCGGCCGCTGGCTGTCACGCTCCAGCCAATACCGCACAGGATCGACGTCTTCCTGCCCACCATCACGGGACACCAGGGCCACCCGCGTCACTTGTGTAACCGGCGCCACCGGCAAGCTCTGAGCAGACGCATCGCGCCAGAATGTCAGCGACCATGCAAAACTGCGTTCAATCAACACTTTACCCGTCCGTGCCTCGATCGCCGCCATTGCCGCACGCAGAAAACTGCGCACGACGGCGTCCTGCATATCTCCCTGACCGAACCCACTGCCCATGCGCGCATGTGCCTTGAAGGCTTCCACCGGCAGGGCCGCATCCGGCACGCTTGTTTCCTCGATCAACATCATGGAAAGTCTCCAATAATTCCTTGCCCCACCAGTCCTCGGACCCGGACGCGCACCAGTTGCATTGCTCGGTCAGAGGGGAGCAGCTAGACAATGCAACCTGTAGTCAGTGCGCGCCCGAACCGGAGCAAGGGTCACCCCAGCTCCGGCATCAGCACCAGTTAGGCGACGCCGAATTTCAGCAGCTTGATCGCGGCAAAATCGCTCACGTCGCCGCCAACCCGCTTGGTCGCATAAAACAGGACATGCGGTTTTGCGCTAAAGGGGTCACGCAAGATGCGCAGATCGGGCCGCTCGGCCACAGTGTATCCGGCTGCGAAATCACCAAACGCAATTGGCATGGCGTCGCTACCGGCATCCGGCATATCCTCGGCCACCAGCACAGGATATCCCATCAAACGCGCAGGCTCACCCGCCGCCAAACCGTCCGACCACAAGAACCGACCATCCAGATCTTTCAGCTTGCGCACCAGGCCCGCCGTCTTGGAGTTCATCACGAATGACGCGTTCGCCCGGTACTGCGCCCCCAGCGCATAGACCAGATCAACGATCGCATCCGCCACAACCGCGCCATCAACTTTTGACGGCACATAGCCAAGCGTGCCCCATTCCCACAGGTCATTATGCTCTGTGGCATGGGCCAGGAAACCCTTTGGCTTATCCACACCGTCGCCATTGATAAACGCGCTGGCCTCCGCACGGCTGAACTTGTCCGCAATGCGCCCCGCCAACCAGCCTTCGATGTCAAAGGCACTGTCATCCAGCAATCGCTGCGACGCTTTGGGAAGCGCGCTCAGCTCATGCAACTGCACCGTGATGCGGTCGATCTGCGGCGTATCGGTCTCCGCGACTGCACCGCTCTCGGTTGCCCATCCGGCACCTACGTCGGTGTGATCAACCAGCACGTCAAATGACGTCGCTTCAACCCGCACCACTGACGCAATCGCACGGATGGAGGCCGTGGCATTCAGCACCGAATTCACCCGGTCCGAGGTTTGCGGATCAACAAGGTAGCCGCCGTCGGAATTCACGGCGGTAGAAAGCGATTTGCCTTCCAGTTCCAGACCGCGCAACGCATCATCATCGCCATTGCGCAGATAAGTGTTAAAGGCCTTTTGATGTGGTGCGGCAGCGGGCGTACCACCCCCAAGCGGAGTGCGTGCAGGCAGTGTCATTTTGCGGTCCAACATGGTCATTCGCTTTTCTGTTTGTTGCAGTTTGGTCTCAATATCGGCTTGGAAACCTTTGAAATCGGTGACAAAGCCGGTCACGGCCTGTCGGACTTCTTCCGCCGGGGACACAGGTGCGCCCATCGTTTTCGTCTCGGTCTTGCTCATCTGCAGTTCCCTCGAAGCTTCTTGATCAAGGCGCGGGTCAATCACGCGCCAGTTCAGCGCGCGCACCTTCAAAGGTGGCGGCCATTTCACGCAGGATCTCGCCAATGGCGACGAAATCGCCCTTCGCAGCCACCCGCGCACTGGGCAGCATCGGGAAAGTCACCAGCGAGACTTCCCAAAGCTCCAGTTCCGACAAGAGCCGTTGGCCCTTGTTGTTCTTTTGTGCCTTCACAGTGCGGTATCCGATCGACAGCCCGTCGATTGCCCCCGCCGCGATCAGCGCTGCCGCTTCGCGACCCTTTGCCACGCTGTCCAGCAATCGGCCTTTGACCCACAGCCCTTTGGCGTCTTCGCGAACTTCATCCCAGATCCCGATGGGTTGGGCCGGATCATGCTGCCACAGCATCTTGATGCTGCGCCCCGCGGCAGACACGGCCTTGAGTGATGCCGCATAGGCACCGGCATCTACCACGTCACCGCCCTGATCCACCGCGCCGAACAGGCTCGCGTAGCCGCTGATGACGGTGCCGTCTTTAACCTCGACACCCTCACCAAACCGCGCGAACTTATGCTCCAAGCCATTGATCTGCGGCAAAGCTTCTGCGTTCCCCGACACAAATCCGGGGTCAATCATGTCAAAATCCATGACAATCTCCTTTGAATTTCAGTGTGCTACGGCGTTACCACCAGAAAGGACTGCACCGCCTGCGCCAGGATCACTGCAACCACGCCATACACCGTCAGCCACAACCGCCGCTCCAGCCGCTCCATCACCACCTCCAACCGGTCCAGCCGGGACAGCAGATTTGCATGATGTATTGCGCTGACCTTTTCATGCGCCTCCAGACGCAGACCCGGCGCACAGGCGAAATTTTCATACCTCGGCTCCTCACTCATTTGCCGCCACCGCAGGCAGGCCCAGCAGCGCGCGCTTTTCTGGCTCTGTCAGAAAATCCGCTTGCGCTACCCGCGCCCATTGCGCGTCGCGCTCCGCCGCCAGCGCAGGCACCTGATCCAGATCGGGCTTCAACGCCACCTTCTCGCCTGTGAACCCCGATAGCCAATGCGCCAGCGCCGCCGTGACCCGCGTCGCCAGTGGCAACACTGTCAGACGGTAGAATGCCCGATGCGCCTCTTGGTAATTGGCATAGGTCGCATCGCCCTGAATCCCGATCAGCATCGGCGGCACACCAAATGCCAGTGCGATCTCCCGCGCCGCAGATTCCTTGGTCTTCTGGAACTCCATATCGCTGGGCGAAAACCCCATCGGCTTCCAGTCCAGCCCACCTTCCAGCAGCATCGGCCGCCCCGCATTGCGCGCGCCCTGATGATTGCTCTCCATCTCCAGAACCAACCGGTCATACTGATCCGCGCTCAGCTTGCCCTGCCCCTCCGCCCCGCGATAGATAATCGCCCCGCTGGGCCGCGCCGCGTTGTCCAGCAGCGATTTCGACCAACGGCTGGCCGAATTATGCACATCCATAGCCATCGCGGCCGCCTGTAAGGGGCTGAACCCGTAATGGTCGTCCTGGGGATGGAAATTCTTGACATGACAGATTGGCGGCACATCACCCGTGGCGTCAAACCGATGCTTGGCTGCGCCCACGGCATATTCATAGGCCACCGGCCATCCATCCGCCCCCGGCACCACGGACATCCGATCACTACGCAGCACATGCAACTCCAGCGGCACCGCACCTTCACCGCCCACCGCCTCGACATAACCGTTGCCCGACAGCAGCAACTGCGCATAAAGCGCCTCCAGCAGCTCCGCCCGGCCCTGTGCCCCGTTAGGCCGCGCCATCAACGCGATCAGCGGATGCACGTCAAAACGCTGCTCTGCGTCCTGAACCACCAAAGGCAACGCCGCCGCCGCCTCAGCAATCAGTTTGACAGACCGAAACCCCACAGGATTGCTGCAGAACCCAACCTTGGTCAGGCTCACCGCATCCCGCGGGCTCCAGGCAACGCGACCAGAGCTCTGATACGCCACAACCGGTCCCGCCGCCGACGCTTTGCGTTCAGGCAGCTCTGCCACCGCCCCACGTCGTAGAAAATCAAAAACCATGTCGTCGCTCCTCATCTGCTCCGCCAACCCGGCACTCGAACACTGTGCCTAAAACTTCTTAAGGTCTCCCGACCACGCCGCGCGGTGCCCCCTCAGCCCGCGCAACACCCATTCCAAATGGATAAAAATCCCCCCCGGAGGGCCGATTGGTGACGCGCGCTCCGCTCACAGATACCGCACCCCCGGCGACCGCCATTGGGCGGCGGGCTCGATCATCAACTCATGCAATGCCCAGACCAGCGCATCGACACGGTCAGGCGATCCCCCGCCTTCAAATCCGCGCG